TTTTGTGTAGCGTGGCGACGGTTTAAAATAGTTTTACATAATATTTTAGATTTAGTTAAATCCCTAATACAATCGTCCAGTATAATAAGATTATTTAAGTTTTCGTCCTCTCTTTCTGTTTCTATAATATCTTCAAGAACTTCATCACTAAACTTAAAATACATTCTTTCTTCATTTAAGCGTAATTTATTAAGAGGCAGAGTATTCATAGATGGAGATATTAAGAAACATTTATCAAAAAAACGATAATAGAAACGAGGCACATCAGGTTTTTTTTTTGTAGGGTGAGATATTAACATAGAGTTCCATAATGTCGTTTTTCCACTCGCTGGTTGCCCACATATATACATAGCAAATGATTTAGCAGGTAATGGTGGAGCAGGTCTATAAGGCAAATCTGATAAATCATCTATCGGTTGCGAAACTGGAGGAACATATTGTAATCTGTTATTTAAAATAGTTTTCATTTATTATAATAAAGTTATACATTTTAATTTTGAAAATTATTTTATATTATAATAGTATAAAATGGATAATCAGCGAGATGCCCTCCCCGCCAGTATGAGATACAGTTTTTCTGCCGTAGATAGTGTCCCATCTTCCCTTACTTTACGAAGATTTGATGCTAATAATGGTAATAAGTTTAATCCTTCAGGAGCAAACGAGATTCGTATCCCCGTTCAAACCGATGGTTTTTTAGATACTAAAAAACACTACTTACAGTTTCAAATAACAAATCTTGCCGACGCAACAACAAACTTGGAAGGCGATAGTGCCTGTATTATTAATGAACTCAGAATTGAAAGTCAAGGAATTGAATTAGAAAGAATTAGCAGATACAATTTATTCAACCTACATCATAACGCTAATAACTCCTCTATTAGTGATGTATGTAAAAGGTCGTGTGAGACTGGTAGTGCTGAACCAACAGGTGATGCTACTATTTTCACAGTCGCAGGTCAGCAACTCGCAGCGACTGGAGGTGCTGGTGCTTCCCAAACCTACATTCTTCCACTTCAATTATCTGGGTTCTTAATGAACCGATTCGGAAAAGCACTCCCTCAAGGTATAGCACAATTTGAAATTATAATCCGATTAGAAGATGCCGTTGTTGCTATGAAAGGTAATCCTACTACAGCAACTTATGAAGTTAATAACCCTGTTTTCTATTGTCCTGCCTACAATATTAATGATAATGGTATTATGAATACTTATCGCTCATTAATCTCTCAGCGTGGTGTTAATTGGTTAGGTAATACTTACAAAACATACATTAACTCTCTTGCCGATGCTTCAATCACAAATACAGGTTTCCAAATCAACGACCGTTCTTCGTCCCTACTTGCTTTTATTACGCTTATTAGAACTACTGCTAATCTTTCCGCTAAAAACAGTCATTCTCTCGGTTCCTCAACCTTATTAGGTATTACTAATTATCGCTACAAAATCGGTGGTGTAAATTATCCCCCCGACCAAATCTCTATTCAAAGTAAAACAGGAACTGATGATGTAAATGTTGGTCGTGTATTCAACGAACAATTAAAAGCATTTGCTGAAAATGGTTATACTTATGCCGAAAGTTTAGTCAATAGAACCCGCCTATTAAAAAGTTCAGCGGACGGTGCTGGAAATGGTGCCCAGTGTGCCTGTTCTGGATTATGTATTGACCTAAAACGATTTGATGATGATAGATTAACTCTCGTAGGTCTTAATACTGCTATGAACTCTGTTCCTAATACAATTGAATTAAGTGTTGATGCTGGTGATTTAGAAGGTGCTTCTGATATGACTACTTATGCTAAAGTAGAAGCAGAATACTTTATGGCACCAGATGGACGCCTCTCAGTTGCTATGTAAGTTGCTTAAATTAAAACCCCACCCATTTTATTTTTTTTTGTAATTTATATAAAATTATTTTCTCGTATAATATTATATAAATGACTTTGACTGATATAGAATATGATGATAGTTATATTTTACAAAAACACAAAAAAATATTAGCAGAAGCAATCAAACTAAAACTAACATCTGACCCCGATTATAATAGTTATGATGATACTATGCTTTCAATATTATGTATGGATATGTATGCTAAAACAATTAATGGAATGAATAAGGAACAATATTTGAGGGAGATTGAAGAAGAAGATGAAAAAAAAAATATGTTATTTAAAATAGAAGAAACCCCACATATTAGCGGGGTTGTTGTAGAAAATAAAGAAACAGATTATTATGTAAAAAATGAAGGTGATGAACTTAGCAGTCCCACAGATAAGTCCGAGACCAATAATTAGGACTTTCTTTATTATTTTTTGTTAATTTACCATTTTTATCTTTTATACCAGCACTACGCTTACAATAATTTTCTTGTCTTTTTTTATCCCCGTGGTCTAATTTTTTATAAACTCCACCCTTATCTTTGAATTGTTCGTATCTTGTATCTCCAAAGTGTATTATACCGCTTTTTGTTAATACTTTATATTTTTTAAACTTTTTATCAGATTTAACAGGTTTATATAATTTTAGTTTTTCCATATATATTATATAATATTATATTTTAGGAATATTATATTTATCAACGATTTTTTTATCAATTTTGCGCGATGGACCACCAACAAGAACACTTGCTAATCTTGCTTTACTCCAACTATCAGGGGTTTGATTAGGTCTTGAACCTGAACTATAATAAGCACCTTTTCCTTTTGCTATAACTTCATTCATTCCTTTTTTTAATTCTTTTTTCCTTTTTTCTGTTCTACTAAACTTATCTGCTAATTTATCAACATTAATAGGCAATCCAGTTTTTTCTTTAACTTCTTCTACATAACTGGATTTTTTACCTTTAAAACTTTTCAAATCATCTCTACCAGTTATTTTGCCTTTTTTATAATCGGCAGTAGATTTATCTAACTGTTTTTTTTGTTTCTTTTTATCTGCTTCACTTAGACCTTTAGGAATGTATCTTTTTGGATACTTTTTTTTATTATCAACCATATTATTACATTATTATATTTTATTTTGATATAGATGCTTTATAAATTAACATTAACGGCGTTATATACAAATCTGTGTATTCTGCTATACACTTCCTTTTAACTGATGATACTGGTAATAATTGTTTTGAATGTATTTCATCAACTGTTTCGTGTAAATTAGCAATTTCTCCCAGTATTAATTTGTATAATTTTTTTGTTTTTTTTCTATTTTTTTTCGCAATATCAACCCCCATATATAATGAGTTTGTTAATTATTTTTAAATATTTTGAGATGTTAAAATGTTAAAATGTTAAAAAATATTCATATTTCAACAGAAAAAAAATTATTTTAAAAATAAATATTTTTTTTTATAAGGGTCATCAATTAAATATTTTTAATTTTTTAACATATTAATCATCATCACTACTATCTCCCCAATTTTTCATCAAACCTCCATTTATCAAATCATACTCATATTCATAACCTAACAAACCTGCCTTCTTATAACCCTTAGGTTGTTTTTTATAATATGTATCTCTAAGTTGTTGTTTCAATAATCTCTCCTCCTCTGAGATACACCACATCTCACCAAAACCACTAACATCAATAATTGTTTCCCATAATATATCTAAAATTACAGGAGTTTCATCATCACTATGATATAAATTACAATATTTCATCATATTTTTATATTCATCAACAACACTCTGATAATTTTCTTTAGTTTTTATTTTCATAACCTCATCTTGTTGTTTTTTGAAAATAATCTCTCTTATATCAGAATTATTGAATACTTGATTGATACTCATATTTTTCTGTGCCTTATTATAAAATAAATACGAATCAATTTTATTTTTTTTTTTATATTTTTTTCAAAATTATTTTTCAATTTTTTATTTAATAACACGAATATTATTTTCACAAGTATATTCATCAGGTTTTACTACAGTAATTTTAAAATACGGTTTAATTTTTTCCACAAGATATTCAATACTTGGTTGATTAGTTTTTTTATATTTTTTCTCATTCATCATAAAATATTCATTACAGATTTTAATTAGAACCTCAGTTAAAATATTACTATCACAATATTCGGTGATATTTTTATAAACACTCAATACATCGGCAAAACTAATATCATAATATCCGATAATATTATTACAAACCATATATTCATCTAACGGCAACATACGGGTTCTACCATTAGACACATCAATAAATCTATTATTTTTTTCATCAATAATTGCGATATGTTGAATATAATATCCGCCATTTCCACGCCCATCTTGAACCTTAATACGAAAATAACGAAGTTTTACTGTTTCAGTAAGTTTTTTATCAATACTAAACCAAATATTAACAATTTTTGTGCTATTTTTTCTGATACAATTTCCAACAACATCGGGATTTTCATCAATTTTTATAAATCCACCACAGTCATAGTCATAAGTTTTTCCAGCATTTGCTTCAATTTTTTTTTTATTATTTTTCATCATCTTATTACCAGATTGTTTTGTAGTTTTAACAACAGTCTTATTTTTCTTCATCGTGATACTCGGCATTATTATTTTTTAGGTCTTAATATTTTAGAAAATGGAAAATCAATTTTATTTTATTTTTTATATTAATTTTACTACAACAGGAAAAACCTTTCAATTTTTTTTAATTAATAAAAAAATTAATCCAGTAAGAAAAAAATCTTACTCATTTACTTATGGACTATTAATTAATTTTTTACAATCCGAGACTTAATAATAATTTTTTTTTATTAATTAAAAAAAATTGAAAATATTTTTCAGTTGTAAATAAAAATAATTTAAAATTGATTCGGAAAAATACTAAGTAAAAATGCCGTCAAATAATCTTACAACTCAACAACTTCAACAAAAAATTACTTCTCTTGAAAAAGGGAAAAAATATGCCTGGGGAAAATATTATGGTGAAGTAAATAACCAGTTGAACCAAAATACTATACAATATAATACTATGAAAGAGTTTGTAGAAAATATCCCTACTCATATCAAAGATGAATATATTAAGATGTTAGATGAACTAAAAAAAACTATTGAGTGTCCTATTTGTTTTGAGGTTATTGAAAATAATAATTTACAACTATCAAATTGCGGACATAAATATTGTAAGTCTTGTTATGATAGAATACTAACAGAAACTAATAAGTGTGCTATTTGTAAGAAAAAACTTAAGTGGAATTAACTATGAAAAACAATAAAAAAAAAAAAACGATAAAAAAAAAAAAATAGTGAGTTCTTAAGAAATTGTAAGAAATTGGAAAAAAAAAAATTGAAATCTATATTTTTTTTTTTGTAATTCAATAAAAATTGAAAAATATTTAGTGTTTTTCTAAATATTTATTAAAATAAAAAATAAAATTGATTCGTATTTTATTCTATATTAAGTATTAAAAAACAAGAAAAATGGAACAAAATACCCCTGCGTGTTGTGTATGTTTTGAAACATCTATTTCAGTTGATATTCATAATCTGAGTTGCTGTAAGGCGATGATTTGTGATGATTGTTTTCGTCAATTACAAAATCATTCAGCAGGTTATAAGCGTTGTCCGCTATGCCGTCAAGGTTGTAAAATAATTACTCCAGCACATTATTTAATTAATATGCTTGAAAAAAATCTTGATAAAAAACCTGCTTATTCTGAAACAGATTATGATGAAATTGTTGATAGTTATGCCTCAAAACAATCAAATAAAAAATATGCTGATGTAAAACTTGTAAAAAATAAAAATACACATATCGGAAAAAATACTATGGGTGAAATTACTTATTGTCCGCCTGAAAATCGTAATATTCATAAATATTCAGATTTTATTTTAGGTGATAAATCAGCGGTCGGAGTATTTTATAATAGAATTGAAAAAATTATTGATGGTGAAACATATTTTAAAATGGAATATGTTGGAAAAAATTGGAATGATGTTATAAAATATATTGATGATAATGGAACAAATAGACAGTATAAGTTTATGAAAACCTTTGATTATTGTGTATATGATGACCGTCAAAATTATTATGAGCGTAAATATGGAGTAAATAAATGGAATAATATTTATGAAAAATATAAAAATATGTTTGAAATGGATAGTGATACTGAAACAAGTGAGAGTGATAGTGATGATGAATAAATAAAAAAAAATAAAAATATTTAGGTTTAT